AGACACATCACTTCAGCACAACAAAAGCAAAGCAGATAAAACTATGGGACAAGTATGTTCGCGGTAAAAAACTTATTTTCACAACTTATAACAGTTTGCAGAAAGTTGTAGACAGTGGAATTGTTGTGAACACTGCATATTTTGACGAGGCGCACAACAGTGTGAAGCGCAACTTTTTTGCTCCGACTGAAGTTGTGTCGCAGTCAAATGCGCGGACATTCTTCTTCACTGCGACTCCAAAGTATAGCGCAACAGTATTCAAACCCGGCATGAATATGCCTGAGGTTTATGGTCAAACTATCTGCCAAGTTCCTGCACCTGAGTTAGTTGAAGGTGGATATATCTTGCCACCTAAAGTTGTAGTCAAGAAAATGGAAATGGCAGACAAGGGTATCAACTATGATCGCGACTCTGACTATATGTTGTCAACCATTGATGACAACGATGTTGATAAGATTCTTATTGCCGCTCGCACAACTAAACAGATCATTGGGTTGGTGTCACAAACTGACTTTTGTGTTGAGTTGTATCAGCGCGGATATTCTTGGATGATGATTACATCTAAGACCGGTGCGGTTATTGATGGTAACAAGGTGGACAGGGAAACATTTTTCGAGACACTTAACGAGTGGGGAAAAACTAAGGGCAAACGCTTTGTTGTCATTCATCACAGCATTTTGTCCGAAGGTATCAACGTCAACGGACTGGAAGCAGTTCTTTTCCTGCGAAACATGGACTACATTGGTATCAGTCAAACTATTGGGCGAGTTATCAGATTGGGAGACAAGTCTAAAAAGTTTGGGTTAGTTGTCTGCCCTGTTTATGATAACGTCGGTATCAGCACCAGCAGAAAAGTTCAGGCGGTGGTTGATACTGTCTTTAACATTGGCGAACCCGCTATCTCTACCATCAAAAGATAACATAAAAAACTAATATCCAAAACGGTATCAACCGATACAGCATGGGGGTGGCGGGTTCTGTATCTTAGAAGAGTCAAAGCAATGCAACGCGATGCGAGTCACCGTTCTAAAGAGCACCATCACCCGCAAGCGCCGCAGCGCACTCCAGAAAGTCAACAGCAGCGGACGCCCTGCCCTTGGTTCCCACGATGCTGAGAAGGGATCCTACGTTGCTTCTGCTGACGTTGCTGTCGGCGCTGGTCGCATGGGCACGCTGAACCCAGTCAACTCCCTTGGTCGCCAGTGGATCGGAGACCTGGAGGCAGTCAAGCGCAACGCTGCCCGCCAATATCGGCAAGACCGTCGCTCCCTTGTCCTGGGAGTGTGACGGTCAACAAGGTGGCACCCAAAATGGGCACAGCGTCCAAAATCGTGTAATTTAGATGCATGGACAACAAAGCAACCAAAATGAACACAGTGACCAACGATCAAGGCAAAGTTCGACTCTCTCTCGTTCACGATTCTGCTTTTGTCAATGCAATCGAAACGATGAAGAATTTCTACTTTGAGATGAACCCTGACATCGATATGTGTTACGATTATATCTGCGAGGTCGCAGGTTGTTCCTCTTTTGTTGATGACAAAAAAGCATGGGATATGTTCTATGATGTATGGGATTCTACTCAAGAACTTGATGACTGAATTTATCAAAACCTACCCACTTTTTTCTGAACTTCACAAAATGACAATCACAGAACGCAATCAACAACTCTTCGATCTTCGCAAACAACTTGATCAGAAGAAAATGGAGATGGCATGGATCGAAACTCAAATCATGGCAGTTAATGCAGAGTACGATCGTGAGAACCGCGATACACCTTTGTTCGATGAAATGTTCGGAGGTTGATGTTATGTTGAACACAATGACAAAGACTCAAGTTGTGCGAGTTGTTCGCGAAACTGTAACAGAAAAGAAAGCAAACTTATCACGAGAGGAGAAACAATCAGTTTTCAATAATGTGGTCGATGGTTTATATCGAGAGGGACGTATTTCCCGCAAACAAATGATTTCCTGGACTCACGCATTTTGAACACCATGCCTGCAACTTATTCGATTCAGGTAACAATGAACGATGGGTTTTTATCTTTCTTAAAAGAGATGCCAACCCTTCCAAAAACGCACAAAGGTATCAAAGCACAGAACGACATTTTGTGTGACTGGGTAGAAAAGTGCTATCCTGACTTTACATCTTACGAAGTCATTCTTCTTGAGTCATGAACATGTTTCCCATTGATGATCAACTGGTGATGTTAATCGACCGACTGAATAATGCGGTCAATGTATGTCACGAAGCACCAGAGAATGAGGATCAGGGTTATCCTTATGCTACAGGATATGCGCGATCTGCGATGTCTGATGTAGCAGATGATTTGTCTGCCATTGTTGAACAACTCCGCTCCGAAGTAAAATGAACTACACACTCAAACAACTGCAACAACGAGTCAACAACCTGATCGAAGAACAAGGAGAAGATGCATACTGTGGCGCATGGATTTACACCAAGGAAGATTGTTTTTTGACTGATGAAAATGGTGAGCAAGAATATCCATGTGATGAACATCCTGAACTTGCTGAACGTATCTTCAATGATATTGGCAACAATGATTACATCTATCAAGTTATTCAAGAAAGTGTAGACGAAGCAACTGAAGAACATTTTATGTCATTTCAACAAGAATTGGTGTAGGTTAAATGAACGTAACTAAGAACACTAGAGCACCAAGAAAGGGTAAGCAAATCATCTGCCCTAAGTGTAACACAGTCACAACAGTTTATCACTTTGCCTGGAGCGGATTAGGATGTCAAAAATGTCATTCAATGGTAGACAAATATGAGTGGAAAGTAAAGTAAAAAAACCAGTTGACTAAGTGGCACAGGGTTACTCCCATGGACCCCAAATCCATGTATATTAAAAGAGTCAAAGGAACACCACTCATGCGTAAGATCGAACAGCAAATGATCGCCGCAGTTCAGAACAACATCAACTGGAGTTCTGCTAACACTGCTGTTACTATTGACGAGGAAACTAACACCTCTTCTGCATATCTTCACGGCAATCTTATTGCTACTGTGACAGACAATGACATGACGATTTACGATGGTGGTTATCAGTCCAAAACCACAAAGTCTCGCATCAATGCACTTTGTGATGCATTTTGTATTAACGGAGAAGGCGTCTTTCAGAAAGATTTTGCATGGTATGTTCGCCACTGTGTTGGTGCTATCAACGGCAAGTCTGTCTTCAAAAATGTATCCTTCACTAATGGATATGTGTTTGCCTGAGTAACATTAACCCACTACACTTTCACTTCTTTCATTAACATGCAACTCACTTCAAAGCGTCATTCCATGGTTGTTGAGTTCCGCCCACATTCCATCCTGACTGATAAGTTTGTCTATACGCTTAAGTTCAAAGATGAGGTGCAATCAATGCGTCTGTTTAACAAGAAAGAAATGGTTGAAACTGTAAACGCTAGGTTGGATATTCATGGATATACTGTCACTGACTTCCTTACAGAACCTCAACAATATATGCCAGCAAGTTGCTGAATCGAGTTACGCTAGCGCCGTTTTTTTAACCACACAAACTAACACAAATGACTGACAACATCATCGACCGCGATCAACTCCAAGAGGCATACATTGAGACCATTATTGATGGTATGGATCACAAGACAATGTATCAATTTGTCTATGATAGTTTGAGCGGTAATCTTGATGATTACTCTGTGGAAGAACTGATAACTGAGGTGAAAGATTACTACCCTGAGTTACTCGAAGAGGTTGGCGTGAGTGTCACTTATGGAGACAAGATGCAGGAGAGTAGTTGATAGGGACGTAGTAAGACTTACCCCTGGTAAATGTAAGTATTTCTACTTAATAATCAGGGGAAATGTATATAAAAACTAATATAAAATGCCTTAATAAATATACCTCGCTGTTTTATCTTGTTGAGAATAGTTCTCTGGATACTACCCAATAATACCTATAAAGTGTTACTGAGGGGCGTCGTTTTATTCTCAAATAAATGTGCTGAGGTGTTGTGATCTTGGCGTTCAGTCTATCACGAACTCCCAGAAATGTCAAGCACCCCCGATATAAAAAATGGCGATACAGTTCTTCGTGTTTTATCAGTCGTGCTTATAAATATGCGTGGCATGGTTGACAATAACTCTCAGTCGTCTTATAGTCTGTAAGTATCACCAACGGGGACAGTCTTATGTCAGTTTCTTACACCAGCACTCAGAAGCAGCGTTATAGAATCACCCTGGATATTGAAGTGTATGATGACTTCAACCCCCATCAGATTGACTTCGAGGAGTTATTTGATATGGAAGGAACTGAGAGGGTTGTTGACAGTTATGTCGAGGACTTGAGTAAACCTGTCAGTTGGTAATATGCGGGGCGGGTGTTGACAGTCCCGTAAAAGTATGGTACAGTTAGCATATGCGTGATTTGGCAGTTATGCGGCGGTTTGTGTTAACGGCGCGTAGCGCGATGCCGTATATAAAAAACGCTAACTACCCTAACCTACAGAGGTGACAAAACGCGAGAGTGAATCCACTTTCATAAAAAAATTTTGCCATGAAAAAAAGACCCTACTGGAGTTTTTGGAAAGTAGTATTAGCAGGATGGTTTATTAGACATCCTAGTTTTGTACTACGCCCCTTAATGTTTCTAGTAGGGTTTTTTCTTGTGCTGATATATAATGCGATGGCAAATTAAAACACATTAAAAAATTTTCGGAGGAAAAAATTTTGGCAAATAAGATTTACCACATTTATGCTAAGGGAGAGTGCTTATATAACAACTTGAATGAAGAACAGTTCCAGCAGACTTGGAGTCAGTTGCAAGGTATGGTAGGTTTAATGAGAACTGACTATAGTAAGGAAGACTTGTCGTATGAGCAAGTTTATACATTAATGGAAGGAAACGCCCCTGCGGGTGAACCTTCGTATTGACATTATACATACACTGCATTATACTTTGAACTGAAGAGTTATCTTTCTAATGGCAAAAGGATTTACTGTAAAGACTGTTCCACCAAAAAAGGTTAAGGGACCAGAGTGGGACATTGAAGCAATTAAAGGACGTATGAAAGGCAAGAAGATTGTCTTCTGTCTACCTGGTCGTGGATGTTCTTATACGTTCATGAAGAACTTCGTACAACTGTGCTTTGACTTAGTACAGAATGGAATGAGCATTCAGATTAGTCAAGACTATTCTTCCATGGTTAACTTTGCACGTTGTAAGTGTTTGGGCGCTAATGTGTTGCGTGGACCTGATCAGATTCCCTGGGATGGTAAGTTGGAATATGATTATCAACTGTGGATTGACAGTGATATTGTCTTTAACTCTGAGAAGTTTTGGCAGTTGTGTGACTTAGCACTGCCTGCAGAGGGTGAAGAGAAAGCAATCACTGCTGGTTGGTATTCCACTGAAGATGGTCAAACAACTTCTGTTGCACACTGGTTGGAAGAAGATGACTTCCGTAAGAACGGTGGTGTGATGAATCACGAAACTGTCGAGTCTATCTCAAAGCGTAAGAAACCTTTCACAGTTGACTACACAGGTTTCGGTTGGGTGTTGATTCAGAATGGAGTGTTTGAGAATAAGGAAATGAAGTATCCTTGGTTTGCTCCTAAGATGCAAGTTTTTGAGTCTGGAGCAGTTCAGGATATGTGTGGAGAAGATGTAAGTTTCTGTCTTGATGCTATTGAAGCGGG